AAAACCAGCGGTAAAAGTCGAAGTTGTTATACAAGTTAAGGCATTGTCGCAATCAAGATTGACAACGGTGGATGTCCTCGGTTGGTCAGAAAATAATGTTGATGTATCAACACCGACTTGAGCCACAGGCGTACTCGTCACTAATTTTAAGTGATAGCCCGTTGAAATGTTGGCTGATGTGAAGCCTGAACCAGTCATTAAGTCGGCATAATATTTTGTAGCCACATCTCCGTCATTTACAGGTAGAGTTCTAAAACCAGTTGAACTCACAATCGGGAAAGTGTAGAAAGTTTGTAATCCTGAATACACCCACGCACCAGATATTGTTTCTGCGCTTGATTTTGCCGCATAAAGATTAAATAATTGCGGAGCGTCTGAAAAAATCACAGAAGTTCCACCTGAGTGGGCAAAGGCGTAGGTGGTGGATGCGGTATAAGCACCAAAAGGCAACAATCCGCGCGAACAACCCGATAAGGTTGCCGTATCGCCGGCATTTTGCGTTACTGTCGTACAAGATACTATTTCTTGTCGTTTTGTGCTTCCGGGTTCAAGGGTGACGTAAAAAGTATCTCCAAAATCGCTATCTTGAAGTTCATATCCTGTTTGGGGGATTGTAAGCGATGTCAAGGTGATTGACGAAGCCGAAGCAGACACACCAGAGCCGGCAAGAGTGTAGGTTGAGCCGGCCACAGGCGAGGTTCCGCCTAAATTACCCTTTAGACACGCTTCCAAGGCTATATTTTGGCTTGCTGTGCCAATATAATTGGATATGCCACATTGTTCGGCTAATGGTATTCTCTCGCTCACAGCGGGCAATTTGAGGCCTTTATCGGCGTAATAATCATAAAGTGTGGCGTCCACTCTACTACCGACTAAACAAGCCAGTAAGAACGCTACCAAAAATGCTAATTTCTTCATATTTTTATAGAAATTGATTTACGTTTAGATAATTGAATATTTCCACCGTGAGAATAGATAGCCCAGTATTTGTCAGTATCGTTTGTATAGAATTCCGCTTGTAGTTCGTGAAAATCCTCTTTGGCTATTTCGTGAATAAGTCTGAATTTTTTTGAATCAGTCGGCGGATTAAGAAAGCCACCCAACGGATTGACCGCCAATGACTGTTGCGCCAATGAATTGAACCCTACTTGTCCCTCAAGAATTACGGGATTAGAACCATTTATGTTTTTTGTAATTTCTTGCGTTACTCCCTCATAATCATAGCGTAGAATTAAGGATAGTTCGGTAGTGGCAGGAGTAATTTCGCCTTCAACATAATATTCGTCAAAGTTTTTTAGTGCCGCTTTGTCTTTGTAAGAATTATAAGCGTAAATAGCCCTACATTCTATCGGAATCTTCTCGGCAACAGTCATTCCGTCATACTGAGCGTCAGAGCCACCATCAAAAAGCAAATAAGTTTCAGGCACGGCGCTTGAGTGTCCGTAAAGCTCCTCAACTCCGTCAATTTCTATCAAAGATAAACAACCAACAGGATAAGTTTGCGGCGGATTCCAAAATCTTTTTACTTCTCCGTCCGCGTCTTCCATAAAATTAAGCATATACAAGTGCGATTCATCGGGAGCGGTAAATAAAAGTGTATTTTTATACCAATATCCGAAAGCATTATCCCAATCCTCCGCGTCAAAATCAGGTTTAATCGGGTTTGAATATGTTTTGGGATTGATGCCTGTTAAATTATTGGGGTCGGTAATTGCTCTCAAAGCGACTTCGTTTGATAGGTAAAAAATCGCATCTCCGACAGGAACGATTGACTCTTGATTTAAGAAGCCTTGATTTGAGCCAACATCTAATCTTTTGATGTTTGCCGTTTCAGTTAAAACAGTGTTGATTTCCAGTTGCTCAAAAACCGCCTTAAATATAACCGACTTGCCCGCTCCGATTAAAAGAGTAGAGCCGAGCGATGATATTCCTCTCGTAGGATTGTCCAATGTGAATAAAAATCCTGTTCCAGGCAATCTGGGCGAGGCATAGGTAAAATCCGTAAAACTTGTATTTTTTGAACCGTAAATCAATGGCGTATCGTCAGAACCTATAACTATGTGATTTTGAAAATTGTGTATATAATCGTTTACTAATGTATCGGCTGGTTGATTGGTATTTGGGACAACTGTTTGAATAAGAATATCTCCCGCTTGTAAACTCGCTGTATTTGAAACAGTTGTTAGGGTGGTAGTGGTCATTCCGCCTACATAAGTATGAGCCGCGCCTGTTCGGACGCACGTCATATTTAGATTTCTTGAAGTATAGAATCTATCCTGCGCCCAAGTGTTTGTTCCTTTTTTCGTAACTGTCCCTGAGCCAACCGAATCAATCACAGCAACTGCGCCATTCCATTCAAAAATATAATCAGAACCGTTTACCATTAAGCAAAGGTCAATCTTTTCGGTAGCATCGTACCATCCGCCGTGCCCACCTTTTTCAATACAAGAGCGAAGTATATTGCTATTATCCCAATATGCCTCCGTGCCTGTTCTAACCCTTGTCCAAGCATCCACCGCATATCCCCCGACATCTTCCAAGTAAACTTCTAATTCTTTATTGTAAAACCTCATCGGCCTAAGATGTCCGGTAGATGTCCGCCAAGTCCAAGCATTTTTTACTTTAGTCAAAGCGGTATTCGCCGCACCTAATCTTGTATAACCAGAACGAGTTTTAACTTTCTTTTGTGCGTCAATAAGCATATTCTTTGAACCGCCCACAAGTAATCTAAAATCAGCATTGCTCTCGGCAAGGTTTGTTTGATAACCCAATGTTTCTTCGCTGAGAGTAAATGATTTCATATTTACCAACGACCTCTTGATGGATTAGAACCGTAAGAGCCTATCGGTTTAAGTGATTGGCTTGGATATTCTTTTTTATATTTCTTATAAAGAGTTTCCAATTCAAGGTTAGAATAATTTACATCCGACACTGAATCAGTTGCCTCAATTTGATGAGCAACTGCTTTTAGAGACTCTAATAAATAAATCTGTATAGCATCGTCGTCTAAAACCACCGTATCCGAATCCGCCGTTGAGGTTGAAATCCAAGTTCCTGCGGCATTCTTAATTAAGAACTTTGAATAATACTTAATATCAAAGTTCCTGCCCAGTGAACAGGCGATATTATCAACTTGAATGTTTGAGATTGCCCCTGCGATTGTTAGTGTTAGTTTAAGCGAATCTATTGATGCGGGCAAAACCGTCCCTGTTTCAGTGGCGGTTGACCACGGCACTTTGATTTCATTCCAACCCACCTTGAACGCCGAGCCGTCCGCTTGAACTGTCTGGGCGACACCCGTCCAATAGTTAGCCGTTAAATCATTTCCCCAAATGAGAGCGATGCTTGTTAAGTTGGCGAGATTCGCCGCAGTAGGTATTTTAACCCACACAAACAAATCACCTACTTCATCCTCATCGGTTAAATCAACCGCAGTCATTGATGAGTTTTGTATTCCATCTCCCGTAATAGCGACATCAAATCTCAATGAACCCGAACCTGATACATAATCAATAGTATCCACTTTAAGACCAGAGGCAGTTCCTACAATCGCCCACGCACCATTGGCGGTTAGAGTATTTGCCTCGTTAAGTGTTTTCGGGGCACGTGAACGCCAATTTATTCTAATTATCTTCGTCCCTTCAGAACCCTCAATGGAAACCTTTTTGCTTTCAAGACCTTTGCGCAAATCAAACGCCTCGGCAAGTCCTCTTGATGCCACGTCATAACTACCACGTCTGTTTTGCGGGATTAAATCTATAATCTTTTTATAGTCAGAGGGTAGAGAATAATTATAAACATCATCGTGGATAGAGTTTGATAATGCCGCAATTCTCATCGTATCAATCGGGTCAATCTTTGAAAGTAAAGTATTCGCCGCTCGGTGCATCGCCATTTCAACATTGCGGACCTTATTCAAAGTTCCCGAGTGAATCATTCCAGTTAAATTGTCCTTAAATGTTGCGACATCCATAATTAGTAATTAGTTGAACCAAGAACTGTAACTTTTAAAGTGCCTTCGTACCAATCCGTCTGAAAAGTAGTACACCACTTATATCCGGTATTTTCCATTTGAAATAATCTTGTATCGGTAGACCCAGAAACTAAAAGTACTCCAGTATCTCCATCGATACTTGATTCGTCCTCTACATCGGTTATATCAATGTAATCCCAAGTATTCGTAGCGGTTCTTGCGTCGGTAAAAGTCGGTTGACTATCAGCAAACGAACAAGCAAACTTAATCGTTGCCGAAGCTGAAGTTGCGCCAACCGTCCAATACAGTTGAGCAAAACTCCCTATATTAACCACAGCACTCGCCGTAGTAGAGGCGGCAGTCGCGGCGTTTAACACAGTTTTATTGTATGTGTTAATACGACCGCTGCCACCACCTAATAACGCTGAACCTGCTCCTGCGCCACCTGAAAGCACTACGAGGAAGGCGGCAATCCCCAATAAAATTTTCTTCATAAATCTATAAAGATTTAATAATAAACTCTGTCTTGCCGCCCAAGTTGAGCGGCAAAGAGAGCTTACGGACTAAATTGGTTGATAAGAATTTGCATAGTGGCAAGTGCCGTTCTGACAAATGTTACCATAGCACCATCCCCAGCCATAAGCGTAGCATTTGTGCCGAGGTTTGTAGTTGAAGCGAACATGAGTGTTCCGCTTGTATTCACAATGAACAAGGTAGATGTTACGCCAGAGGTGTTATAGAAATAAACACTCTTGGTATCTCCGTTAGTGGTTAAGCAATCAGCATACAAAGCCGCTGCTGTTGGAAATAACAAACGAGGTGTCGTAGTATTCCCAGGAGTAATCGGAAGATATGATTGGTCGCAAATCTGTGCCGCCAATAATGTATTCGGGACATCAGTTTGAGCGGTGGTGGAAACAGTTACAGCAGTAACCGCACCACCCTGCGTCAAACTATTAAGATGCGAATCTCCAGAAGCAGTAATACCTCCACTCGCTGTTAGTAATCCTGTAAAAGCAGAGGCGGCAGTAATCGTCAAGGTCGTGCCTCTCAACTCACCGGCAACCGGAGATGTCGAATCAGCACTCACACCATTACGAAAACGAGAACCAGAATCACCCAGGACTACATCCTCTGAATTAAGTCCTGATATAGCGACTACACCACCGATAATTCCCAACAAAGCAACCACAATAATAACCAACCAAATAGCAAAGGATTTCATATCAATTTTCATATCCTTATTAAGGTTAGCTATCAAGTAGTTCCGTTAGAACCCAGGTAGCCCGACCACGTTCCAGGATAGCAGACCTCGTGGAGTTTAGCTCGGTAGAGGTAGGTATCGTTTGAGGAATTTGTCGGAGGAATTAAAGTAGTAGTCAATCCATAGAACACTTTTCGGGCAATTTGATGATTGCGTCCGATTAAGTGGTAGGAGGTTGAGGCATAAGTCGCCAAATTGTAAGTGGAATCCAAGAAGATTGAAGCACCGATACGAACCTGCCCAAAATCTGTTTCAAAGATGTTCAGGTTGTTTTCAGCGCTATCGGCTTCTTTCGTGGAGTTCATTACTTCTTTGGCTGTCTTATATAAATTATAGGGAACGGCTAAACCTTCAAATAGGTGTCCACCCGCATCGCCGTCTTGTCCTTTTTGATTCGCCAATGAGTTTTGCGCAGTCCAAAGATTATCTGGGTCTAAAGCGCCTGTTTCCAAGTTATCAACCGTAATACCTTTTAAGGTAACGTGGCTGTTGGAAGCTAAAGCTTGTCCGTCGGGAGTCGTGTTGACTGAACCGGCAAAAGCATCGGCATAGGTATTTTGCAACGCTTCTTTATCCTGTGTTTGGCGAGCGTGTTCACCAATCTTTCGTCCGATGTTATCTCGTTTGCCAATCATATCGGCACGGAATGCTTCATCGGAAACAGGAATCTGTTTGTAGTATTTCTGTGAGTAGTGAGTTTTCTGATTACCAACCCAAGTGTCGGTATTCATAAAATCCTCTTGCTCATCGGCTTTATCGAAATCTCCGATATCTGAATCTTCGTCAGCGATAAAACCCACACCAACAGTATCTCCTTGGTTAAAGAAGAAACTATCGGATGAACGGATATAGCCAGGTTGCATTTCTCGCGTATATTCGTTCCACATCACTCCATCAATGCCCGTAAGTACGGCATCTGGCGAGAGCGCGCCTGTGAAACCACCAGTAGGTGTCATAGAATTAAATTAAAATGATTAAGCTGTTACGTCTTGAGCCAGCCTGTAAACCGTCGCATAGACTTCAACGTCAAGAGTTCCCTTATAAATGTTTCCATCTATAATCGCTAAACCACCAGTATCAGCCGGAGTTTCCGAAGCTGTTTTTATGGTGTAAAGCTCGCCGCCGTCAGTCGCCCCCGTAGCGTTGTAATCAAAGGTCACCGTATCATTGATAAAACCCAGAAGTTCTGCGGCAGTATCAATGTTGGCGGGTGTTTCCACCTTACCCGTGATTAAGCCGGCGTGGGGGATTGGACAAGCGGTAGTTGTTTCCTGAGCGACAAGTGTCCCAGTACGATATGGTCTTGCTCCTTTTATAGAGATACCGCCAAACGTATGTGTACCCAAAATAGGAAAGTCCTCTGCGGCAAGCACCCAAGTATTATCAGATGCAGCGCCTGTAGTATAAGTTCCTTTTGAATACAATGGTTCACCTGCCTCAAAACGAGTTGCGGACGCAGCCACACGACGGGGTCGTGAAAATTGTGGTCCGGTAACCTTTAGGTCTCCTCTCATAATTTTAAGGTTAGGTGAATTAAGTTACGTCTTGGTCGATACGATATACGGTAGCATAAACCTCTACATCCAAAGTACCGTTATAAACATTTCCGTTTATAATAGCAAAACCTGATGTATCGGCAGAAGCCACAGTTTTTATTGTGTATAATTCCCCACCATCAGTTCCGCCAGTTGAATTGTAATCAATCAAGATGGCGTCGTTTATGATAGCAAGTAATTCCGCATCTGTGTCAATCGCGGCGGCAGATTCAGCTTTACCACGAATTAAACCTGAATGCGGAATCGGACAAGCACAATTAACTTTCTGAGCTACTAAAGTGCCGGTCTTTTTTGGGAGAGCTTCTTCAATGGCGACTCCGCCAAATGTATGAGTTCCAAGAACTGGAAAATCAGCGGCCGCTAACACCCAAGTATTGGATGAGGCAACGCCAGATGACATTGTAGCTGTTGAATAAAGCGGCTCACCAACTTCAAACCGAGTGGCTGAAGCAGCCACATAGCGAGGTCTGGTGAAACTATCTCCGATTACTGATAAATCTCCTAACATATTTTCATTTGTTATTAAACTGTTTTCCCCAGTAAATATGATATGGGGTCGCAATTCTGAATTAAATACAAAAAGGCAGTCCGATGTTAGTCGGATTGTCTTATTGCGCTAAGACTTACGTTAAGCCAGATGTGTACTGCCGTCTTTTTCTCTAACTAATATCTTTCCATTATCGAGCTTTCGCTCAAATCTATGGGTAGTATTGTTAAATTTGAACCCAACACGTGCCATCTCGTTAGCGGTTGACGCTGCGAGTTTAGGCGCGTTGCCCCTAAGTTCGTCTTGAGTTCCACTTGCATAGTGTGATTCTACACTATCTTTGGCTTTCAAGGCTCTTAAGGCTTCGTTGCGTTCGCCAATAATTTTATTCTTATTGGCTAAAAGTTGGCACTCCTCCATCTTTTCCCTCAAAGTTAGACTATCAGGAAAACTTCTATTCTGGTAGATTTCAAGCATTAGCTTTCTCTCTAACACATTGTCAGAAAGACTTGAAACTATATTCTCCGCTTCAGCGAAAGTCACCTTCTTGGTGATTGTTTCGCGTTCGCGATTAATAGCCTCGTTAAACTCTTTGGCGGTGATAGGTCTATCATCGTCATCGGTTTCTTCGGCTTCTGCTTCTCTACCTTTTTTCCTAAGCTTAAAAGCTAAGTCAGCAGACGCTTTCTCGGCTTTTAATCTTGCGTCACGTTCTTTTTGAAGGTCGGCTTCGTATTGTTTAGACACCTCATCTACTTCGGTTTTACCCTCAGCAGGAGTTTGGTCATCTTTTGCTTCAGGCTCAACTTTTGAGTCTTCGGCTTGTTCGGCCTCAAGTACGGCCTTTTCTTCTTCAGTCATATAGACATCCAGTTTTAAGTCGTGGTGGACTTGTTAGCCTTGCGGCATCCCTTTCGGGTATTTATTTAACTAAGTTTTTAAGGCAAGTTTCTTGACAGTCTAATACATACAACCAAGACTTCCCTACAATCATATCAGCTTCGGTCTTGCACTCCTCGAACATTCTTTTGTTTGCCTTATATTTTATGTCGTTTTGTAGAACTTTCCAAAGAGATGTTTTAAGGAATATCCTTGCCTCTGATTTCAATAATGAAATCTCTCCTTGATTAAGTTCTTTTTCACCCTCATAAATTCTTGTAATTCCATCTCTGCCACTTACTTGCGTAAGAATATCATCAGAGCCTATTGTGTTATACAAATGAGCTACGGCTGTTGTTAAAACCTCGTCTTTTGTATAGCCACCTAAAAATCTAATGATAAAATCTTTCATAATTATTTACGCTTTTTAATCTTTTTTGTTTTTACTCCAGCAACTTGTTCTTTTGCTTTGCGTAAAGTTTCAGCGCCTTCTTCAGTCATTTCAATCAATTCACCCTCAACACTTTCAATAAATATAGGAGTTGGTTCTTTCTTTGGTTCTTTTTTAAGAATATCGTAAAATGAGCCGTTCTTAACCTTGAGACCATTCTTGGTGATAAAACCACCCAGTCGGTCATATTCAGCAATAATAAGTTCTGGTGCGGCTTTTTCTCCGACACCACCTATTTGACGACCTCTATCAAGGTCTGTGCCATAAATAGCACGCTTCACTTTGTCTTCATTCTCCAATGTATATTCTCCAATCTTCATAACTTTTAATTTAATACCGCTTAAACTGCGGACATTTGTTTAGATATGTTTTTAGCGTTCATTTGATTAACTATCTGGCTTCCCACTTGAGTTGGCTGTTGTGCCATTTGAGGGACACCTGGAATTTGCTGTTTTTCATCAGCCATATAATCTTCAGCGTCGCTGTTAAAATAGGTTTGATATAATCTTCTGGTTAATGCTTCTTGATTTGAATACTGGTCATTAGCCATAGCAGCCTTTAAGTTCATCATAATCGGTTGCCAATATTCATTATTCTTGGTGAACATTTCTTCAGCTGAAATCTTTGATAGATATTTGAATTTAGCAAACATCTCTGGATTAACAAGTCTAAGTGATTTTACTTTGCGAGGATAACCAGAGCCTTCAAGCATTCCCATTTCTCTATCGCTCTTCTCCTTGTCGGTCATTTTTGCGCCGATAAGTTCTTCGTCAAACTTAATAGTTCTGTCGCCCATTTTACCGCCGACCTTTTTATCTTCAAGTAAAAATGTTTTATATTTCATTTTCATTCTTCCACCGGTAAGTTCTTCCACTTCGCCGATAGTATAATGATTTATAACTATATCTTTAAGCAAGCAACCAAGCTGTATAATTGATTCTGCCAAAGATGTTGCCACCGAACCAATAAGTTTTCTGGCGGCGCTTTGTGCTTGAGCCACATTATACGCTTTTTGCGAAGAATCGGGCAAATTACCGCTAATGGTTTCATTTACAGAGCCCTCACTCATTGATTCGTCTGTTTCTTTAAGAACATTAAACCCTACGATAGCGTTCCTGCTTGGTAATAAGGGAGTTACTTTTGTGTCTTTATCTTCAAACGTGGTTACTGAGTTTGGATAAATAATCGACGAATTAACCTTATCATCTCCACTTATGGCTAACGGCATTTCATTTTCAAGTATCGCACCATTAAATACAATCTCGCTCATTGCGTCATAAGCCATATTATCCCATTGCAAGGCATTCATCATTGACTTGTAATAGAAGAAGTGTTCTCCTATTCGCATATAGCCAAACGGGACTATGTTGTATTTTGGACAGTTATAATTATCTCTATGCTTAATCGGATTGTTGTCTACGTTGTCATCGCCCAAGTAAATACCATTAACAAAGGGAACTTCTAAATCTTTACGGCGATGTTCCCAAATTTCTTCAGCGACTAAATTAGGATGGTCGTCATCTTTAATATCATAAAATAATCCGTCTTCTTCGCAATAAATGCTTTTAATGCCCTTTTTGACAAAACCCCAATTCTTATGCTTTCCGTATTTCGCTTTCATCTCATCATATTCAACAAATTTCCTTTTGATAATTGACTTTTGTCTTTGTATGTTTCTCTCGTAAGGATTAGTAATCAAAATCTGCGATGCACTCCAAATAGGCGCTTGAAAGCCAGACAATACTTCATCCAAAATTTCCTTTTTAGTATATTTGCCGTCTTTTTGTTTTTCTTTAATCTCTTGATAAATCTCGTAAAACTCAGCTCCTAAATAAGTCACTGGGTTTGACATCATTCCGAATACTATCTGTACAAAAGATGATTGATAATTTGATACGGTCGGCTGACACATCCACTCAACTATATCTCGCATTACTTCAGAAAAATCCCTGTCTATTTCATCTTTGTCGTTTTGGGCTTGATATGTGGGTAATAAGAAACCGCCGGCTAATTGAGCGTGCATTGCTATGCCTTTATTGCGAGCCTTTGACCTTGTCCCTCTCCATTTCCACGCTTCATTTGGGTCTTCGCAAGAAGTATCAACATAAGCGTTAAGCATTTGTTGCCCCCTATTTAAGTCATCTAAAACGCTTCTATCGTTAAGTTCAACCCAAGGCTTTGTTAAAATGTCTACGCCTTGCTGATAATCTTTTTTAACAATTTCCGTAAGCTCAATAACTTCTTTACTTGGTTGGTAAAGTGATGCGTTCTTTTTTTTAATATCAGCTGTTATGTCTCCTATCATAGTTAAAATCTATTACTAAATCCTGCGTTGGGTGGTCTGTAAATATGTGTTTTCTTTTCGATACTATTTGATTCCATTGAAAGCGCGTATCTTATAGCGTCTAATGCGTGGTCGTTTTCTTTAATTGGGTTCTCGTCTTCGTTTCTATCACTTTTCTTTTCAGGATAAGAATATGTTTCGAGTTCCCAGATTAAATTGATACACGTTTTGCTTATAAATAATCTTTCGGCTTTTAATAGTTCTCTAACCACGTTTATTCCGTTTCTGATACTGTCTTTACCTTTAACAACTTCTCTGACATTAACTTTCTTATCAACTAACTCTTTAATTCCACTTGGACTTTCAGGGTCTGGATAACACTCATTCCAATTAAGAGCCTTTACATAATCGGCAATTTGTGCGTCTGTTTGTTGTGTTTTATACCATTCATTAGTTATCCAATAATTGCTGTCTTTATCCTTCTTTATTGTGTAAACTGCGGCCGGATTAGTAAATCCGAAGTCCACTCCACCGAATACCTTTATCGTTCTAAACTCTTCTCCTTCAAAACCAGGTTCTTCAAATAAATGCGTATCTCTATCAAACTCTTTGTAAACAAGTCCTTCGGTCTTTCTGAAATCAGCTAAATACTCTTGGGCAAATCTATCTTCGGTTAATTCCTTGCTTGCTTTATCTATTTCATCCTTTGGAATAAACGGATTATCGTAGCTTGTAAAATGAAATGATTTGTAATCGCTATCTTTATTTTCTAAATTATATAAATCGTAAAAGTGATTAAAACCTTTTGGCGTTGAAATGAATATTGCCTCGCCTTTAGTGTCTGTCAATGTCGGTCTAACAACTTCCTGCCAATTTATGTTAAAGTTTCGCATTGAGGCGATTTCATCAATTACTATCAAATCATATTGTTGCCCTCTTAATGTTTCAATGGACTCCCAACCTCGCAAAGAAATATAACTCGTCCCTCCGTCTTTTGTCATTACTTCAAGCTCTAATCTCGTTTCATTCAATTTCTTGATAATTGGTTTTAATTCTTTGACTAACATTTGCCAAGCGATATCTCTCGCCTGAGCATAAGTTGGGGCTATATAAGCAATTCTACTTGATTTTGAAAGTGCCTTTCCTTTTATTTCTTCTACCGCTAATGTTGTTTTGCCCCATCGTCTTCCGCAGTTAATAACCCTAAACCTATGGTTGTCCTTTGCTATCGTCGCTTGTGTCTTGTGGAGTAATTCCATATTTTGAAGCTATCTCGCCGGCAATCTGTATTAAGGGTTTTCCATCTGATTTTATATCTAAATTCTTTGCCAACTTCAGAATATAATCCAAAAACATTTCAATCGCTTTCATATCTCCCGTCTTCGCCTTCTCTATAAGTTTATCCAATACTTCGGGTGTTTCTTTTTTGGCTGTGTTGAGCGAAATTTCAAGTATCTTTTCCCAATTCTCTTTTTTGGACATTTCGTAAAAATACTTGCTTGATGTTATATTCCATTTTTCAGCAAACTGCTCAACGGTTTCATCTCGTAGAGCTTTCGGCTTTGCCTCTCTTTGTATTGCTTCGTCAAGCCAATTATTTTCCATATTATTTCTTTTTCATTTTCTTGTGAGATTCCATTTGGGATACTCTCATTTTACAAGCACTTAAATCTGGGTATAATTTAGGATACATTCCGCCTTTCATCTTTTGGATTTTCCAACCGGACTTTCCTATTTTTATACAGGGCATATTACTTTGGTAAAATTACTATCTCTTGCTTAATCCGTAAATCACAATTATATTTATTCAATATTTCAGTCATTTCTTTTTGACAATTTTGAACATTAAGCTTTCTTTCTTCATTTAGTTTTTCAGTGGCTTCCAATGTCTTTTGGTCTTTGGCTGTGAATATTCCCATATATATATTTAATCTTGATTTACCGTAGTATATTCCCAATCGTTCATCCCCCCTAAGGAGTCTTTATACTCCTCTTCTTGCCCTTGTTTTATTTGACCTTCTTTTATCTTTTCGGTTATTACTTTCTC